TGGATCTCCTTTAGGGCCCTTAAGTTGAGCTAATTGTTGAGGAGTAAAATCACTGAATTTAAATGGATCGCCTTTATCTCCCTTTGGACCAGCAGGACCAGGTTGCCCATCATTACCTTTAGGCCCTTGTGGACCGATAGGGCCAGCCGGACCTACAGGGCCAACTTTACCGTCAGCACCTTTTAAGCCTGGAGTACCTTGTGGACCTTGTTCACCACGTTCACCTTTCGGACCAGGAGGACCTACAGGACCTGGATCACCTTTAACGCCTGGAATACCTTGTGGACCAGTTAAACCAGTATCGCCTTTAGGTCCAATAGGACCCTGTATACCGTCAGCACCTTTAGGACCAGGTAAACCATCGTTACCTCGAGGACCTTGCGGGCCAACTGGACCACTCTCACCAGTATCTCCTTTTGGACCCGGTATACCTTGTGGGCCCATAGGACCAGGATCTCCTTGAGGACCGGGATCACCTTGCGGGCCCGCTATATATCCAGTACCGATTACGTTAGAGGACGGGATCGTGACATCCACTACCTTCGGTGTGCTAGCTTCAATCGTAATAATTTCTAATTTATTATCCATATAAGTCACCTAGTGCATAGAAACATCTGGAATAAATGTAATAGAACCCATCATGATCTTATAGGTGTAAGTCTTACCAATAAGGAAGATATCGTAACGACCTTGCTTTACTCCTCTCGGGATCTTAAGACTAAGGGCAGATTTAACGTTTAGATAAATGCGATTATCTTGTACGGTACACTCGGCTTCGATTAGAAGGTTATCGCTCGTGTCACGGAATTTACAGATAGCAGTCGCATCGGTAAGATCCATGCCCTTAATTTCGTATACTCGAGACCAGTCGGAGCCTAGATACAATGTTTCGTCTTTACGTTTAACTTGTTCCATTATCTAACCTCGTTTAACCGCGATACAGATATAGTTAGCAGTACCTTCCATAAAGTAAGTGTTATTACCACCTTTGTTATACAGTATATTGGAACCGCCAAATGTTCTTGCAAAACCGTCAAAGCCCTTATATAGGGTTCCTACATGAACCTTTCTTCCTTCTCTCCAACATTGAATATTTACCATGTTAGAAGGACCCGACTCATTTACGTCATAGAAAATATTATCAACGTTTGATTGGTCTACGGATAATAGCCATGTACATTCATCTTCTCTAAAGCCATCTGGAATAGGGAGAGTGCCACCATGTCTAATATTGCCATAGGTAACACTAATATCGGGGATCGTTAAGAATGGTTTAAATACTGGTTGCCCGTCTTTTCCATACCAGCCAGGTCTATTTCTACAACATAAGTTAGTTTCTCTAGTAGCGGTATAACTGCCTAAGTCTAAGTTAGTTCCACCACCGTCACTATCCATTCCGCCGTCAGAGATAGTATGGAATCCTGCTCCATTTTTTCTGTTAATTCTAATATAGGTACTTTTATCTATCTCTAAAGGACCTGTCATTTTATCGCCAGACTTCTTAACATAGCTATTATCTAGCTTCATGTTAATATCGTCGGCTAATTTAGCAGCTGTAACAGATTTATCGGCTAATTTCTCAGTCGTAACATTCTTATCACGAAGTTTAGGAGTCGTTACACTACCATCGGGATGGTCGATAGGGTTAGCTTCTTTATGTTTCTTAATAGCATCGCTAGTGTCGCCGATAGCTTTATCGATCTTATCCCAGTTATCATTACGAAGGTTTACGTCGTATTTTTCAGTTTCGGCTGGTTTAAGTAAATTAATTTTATTTGTATATGTAGCCATTATTTAGGTAAAACCTCCTGGTTGAGTACAAAATGAGTAAATTGTGCGAGTTCTTTATGTGTATACCGAGCTAAGTCGATGTGACGGTTATATAATAAATCGACGTCGTAGATAAGATTCATCGGTATTAAGTCTCGTAATAGCTTAGTTACAGCATCACGTTGTTTCTTAACGCCCAACGATACCTTAAAATGAACGTTATAATTCTTATAATCTTCGACTATACGATAGTTACCAGGGCCACAGATACCGTCGAGTAGTTCTCGTAGCTTAATTTCGGTATAAGGCCGTTGACCGGCTAATGCTAATAAGATATTAAATCTTCTATCGTCGATCGTATCGTCCACAGCCGGAACAATATCTAAGATGGTTTCCCATTGCGTTAAGCCATGAGATTCTGCCGTCATAATAAACTGCTCTCTAAAGATCTCGACCATCGTGTTCCATAAGGCTTGCATCTCGATACTTTCGACTCGGTATATTTCTTGCATTTCGCTAACGCTGCCAGATACTGGTACAGCAAATTCGGATAAATCGATGATACGAGTATAATTATCAAATATAGTCATAATGATTAACCTTTAACCAACGTAACAGTACCGAGCTTAGGAATTTGATTAGGACGTAAATCGAGGCGCTTAACTTTCTGACCGTTAATTTTAATATCGCCTACATCGATTACTTTATCGAGGTCTACAGCTAATGAAGTAACGATAGAAGTACGTACCGTTAAGAATTGAGTCTCGTCTTGAGTCGTCCATTCTTTACGTCGGACTTTCAAGCGTTCTTCGATCTTCTTAGTCAATTCAGTTTGAATCTCGGAAGGTTCATGACCGGCCGCCATAACTACCGGTATTTCGTAGTTAATAACGACTTCTTCGGCTGCTTCGACTGTTACGGTATGACCGATCGGAGCTAAACCATAACCTTTACCTTGATTAGGAGTCGGATCGAAGACATTCTGTACTTCTTTAACCAGTTCCTGGGAGGGCTTATTAAATTCGTTATTAATAATAACGACCTTAACTGTGCCGCCACCATTCCAGCATCGGTAAATTTTAGAACCACCAGTACCGTTAACCGTTAATACTTTTTCTTTATAATCAGCACCATTACCGCCATAAGCTTTAGATTTTAATGCTCGGATATATCTTTCACGGAAAGCTTCTGTTTCTTCTTCGTCTTGGCCGGGTACTAATACTTCTTTAATTTCGGCATTTTGTAAACCCGGGATCGTATTAATCGGAGTGATACGTCCTATACAGTAGTTACCTTTAGCGCCAGGAGTTTCGCATACTAGCTTAAATTCGTTTTTAGATAAATCGATTACGTCGATTACTCGGAAGTTAAGGTCTTCAAAGTTAAACCGAGTACCGATATCGACTGCTCGATCGAATACACCTTTAACTTCGGCTGCTGTAGCTTCACGAGGTATAATATTAAACTCGAGTGCTCTTAACTCTAAGAAAGCTCGGTCAGCTGTTTTAGCATATGTCTGTCTTAAGATAACTTGTGCCATAATATATGCTTCAGCTAACTCAAAAGAAAAAGGAGCCAATGAGTCATATATCATGGATCCTTGTCGTTTATCGTATTTAGTATCGGTTCTGAATAAGGCGTCAGCTAAAATATTCTCGTAAGTTTTATTCTCGTACATATTCAGTTACCTCTTTATATATATCATTAATCGTGCCGTAAATAGTGTCGCACGAGAATACACATAATACGTCGCCACCATTATTCGAGAAATTAAAGTCGTATACTTTATCGATTCTATCGTCAGCTAATAATGCTTCCGTTATACGTCTTTGAATCTCGGCATATACATAAGGGATAGCTTCACCGATTAAATCGTTTAATTCGATGCCATAATCCCAGTCGTATATCAAATATTTGTAGCGTTCTGTATTAATAATTTTAAATATAGCTTGTTTCATAGCTTCAAAGTCGTCACACATACCGTTAAGCTTATAATCGCTTTCGTATCGTACTCTGAAGGTATTAGAAGTCTGTTTTTTTGTAACCAAACTGCTATCAAGTTGGTTATAACTAGACATAGGAGTTAGTGCCATTATTTAGTCGTACACCCCACATTCGGATTGTATACACGATCAAACGCTATATATCGTTGACCGCCTGTTTCTTGGAAGAGCCATACCTTATCACCGACTTTAAGACCGTTATGTACTAAGTACTTCTTACGACCTTTATACTCATGGTTATGGCTAGCAAATTCAGCGTAACTGCCACCACCACTTCGGTTTTCGGTGATATGATCGACACTCATTTCCATCGTCCACTCACACGTATTTTTAGTTAAA